ATGGGTTTTGGCGAGCAGAGCAGCGGCTTCTATTGCTGTTCCCCAATCCTTGCGCTTCTGATTTGTTGCCACAATACCAATCACCAACGCGCTATCCGGCAGAGTGAATTTGGAATCACCAAACATCGACTCGCCAAACTTCTTACGGGCCTTCTCGCGCCAGATCGGGCGGAATACGCTTGTATCGATACCGTGAGGCAGAGATGGGATTGTCTTGCCATCGCCTAGAGTGCGTTCGATAATCCGCGCTGACCATTCGCTATAGGCGAGGATGCGGTCGAAGCCCTTGAACACCTCACGCAAAAGCACGGACAACTTATCGTTTGGCCCGGTCGCGTCGATGGCGGAATATGTCCATAGTTCAAACGGCTTGGTCGCGAGGAATTCTTTGAGTTTAGGATCGCGGCAGTACGTTTCTGGCTGCGAGAGCCACAGCAATCGACTCGCATCCCAAATGCAAAGCAGGATGCCCTTCTCTGCGCCCGCAAAGTCCCGCCACACATCCGGCAGGTTCTTCACCACCCAATCCTGCATATCGTAGATGAAGTATTGCTGGAAGGGCAGGGAACGCGAACCCGCACCGCCATATCCCAGCGTAGCCACGCGGAACGTATCGGGCATCTGTTCGGCGATGCGGATGGCGAGGTCGCGGGTGATGCGTCCTAGGCCCGTGGGAGCGGTAGGTGCGTCAGAAAGGATGAGGATAGGAGTGGGCTTACTCATTCGCGGCGGTTCCAATCTTTCGCAGGAGTTCTTCGCCTTCTTTAGTGTCTGGTGTGATCCATGCGGCGAGGATAAACAGCACGGCGGCAATGGTAATGCGGACAGTGCTCACAGTACCCTCCGAATCGTCTTCTGACACTCAATCGCTGTGCCAATACCCACAGCTAACTCGGGAATCTTGACAGCCCACCAGAGATTGATTTGGCATTCCCCCTCATGCGCTTGCGACTTCACGCACACTTCAATGCACCCATCTATCTCATAAATTTTCACGCAGCGAAGGGTCATGCCGCACTCCTCAACACTTCTTCAACAATCTCGCGCAACAGGGTACGCAAGGGCTTCTTCTGTTTCACCGCGAGCTTCCGCGCAATCGCCAGGTCTGACTCATTGACGCGGATGGTTACGGGGATGCCTATCTTACGCATTACTCCACCTTGTAGTTCTTGCGGAGGAAGAGCATCAGGAACTTGCTTACGGGGCGGTCGTCGGTCTCTGCGTCCTTGACGATGGCAGCGTGCAGGGCCGCGTCCTTGGCATCGAACGCGAGGGTGATGGTCTTTACATCGGTCTTCTTTGCTTCGCTCATGTGAATCTCCTATGCGCTACCGTACCCCTATACGTACTAGCGTGTCAAGTGGTACTATTCTATTCGTAGCGCATGGTCACGAGTGGGGGAATTGGCATACCCGACCTACTGCGAAAGCAGGGCAAAGGTGATGTCCTCGAATTAACGAGGGCTGCTGGCAAGAGTGGGAGGTTTCCTCCAGTGAAGGTTCAAGTCCTTCCTCAGAAAGTTTGCACATAGACCATGCGCTACATCCAAACAGAAAACCGCCCCTAAGAGGCGGCTCTGGCTCTGGAATTTTCCGGCATCTCCTCTCACAATAGTTTCTCGAACTTGGCCCGACTCATTCTGGTAATCGTGCCACCACGATACACCCGAACGGGGTAGGATAACTGGTCAAGATCGACAACCACATTCGCATCGCAGCGGCATTGAAAATCTTGTCCTGCATGATATGAGCCGTGCGACTTGATGCTTATTAGAGCCTCGGGATTGGGTGGGTCACTCCAAAACACTATGACCTTATCCATGTTGCGATGAGACGGACGCACGCGAACATCCTCAGACGTGTCCCATTCATAGCAGGGAAGATTTAGATGTTCAGCCCTCACACGCGATAGGGAAGTAGCAGTAGAGCTAACCTGAGTCCGCGCGATCAACGCTACCCGCGCCCGCGTAATCTCCGGCATCCGCTTCCGGATGTCCTTCGCGATGATATCGGCACGTTCGCCGCGCATCTGGCGAGTCGCAATCTGTCCCGCAACGTCCTGCGCCAAGTCCTGCGGAATCGACTTGATGAGCTTCGCCTGAGTCGCCACATACGAGCGAAACGCCACTCCAACCGGCCCGGACATCTCTTTTGTGAGGAGATCATGGATTCTACGGCCCTGCGTTGACTTTCTAGCCGCCTCACGCCAGCTTTGGGCATTGACTCCTGCAACCGCTGTCACCATGCCCGTAGCGAGGCGTTCTGCGATTCCGCTGATGCGTTCAGTGTTAGCTCCCATGAGCGCCGCGAAGATATCATCAAGATTGGTTGCGGCGGGAAGCTTTATCCACTTCCGCATGAGGTCTTCGATGACTTTCTGGTATTCCAGTTCCAGGCGGCGAGGGCGGTGGAAACTCACTGCATTGCCCGCCACGCATCGAAGCGTTCTTTCAGCCAGTCAGTGAATGCCGTTCCGCCGCCCGTCCAGAACGAGTTCGGACGATGGTCTTTTGCGCCCTTCTCCGGTTCCGTTTCCAACTTCTCATTCGGCTCACTTGGAACCTCACCCACTATCGCGTCTGGACTCGCCTCCTCAACTTCCTCATCTGTGATGTTGGTGCCGATGCCTGTCTCGGCAGAGGTCGATTGCACTTCGCGCATTGCCGTCTGCGGAGAGAAGATGCCAGCGTTTGCGTATCCAGTGATTGTCTCGCCATAAGTCTTCGCCAGTTCCGCCTTCTCCTTCGCATTCAACGTTCGCATCGGGGCGAAATTATAGTCCAAATCCTCGGGAATCTCTCCCCATGTGGACATGCAGATGATCGGAATGAGCTTGTCGAACAGCGGACGGTCTTTCTGCTTGCGCTCCTGATCGCACTCATCATAGAAGTTTTGCAGATCGCCTTCGTTCGATTGACCCAGTCCGGTTTGCGTATCACCGAATAGCACGGAGAAAGGATACCCAGCAGCTCCGCACATAGCTGTCATCTGCATCTTCATCACGTCTGACAAACCACCAAACGAGTAGGAGTGCTGGAATACCTCGCCATCTTCGCCAACCACCATCAGGCCGTTTGTAGTGATGTTCTCAGAAACCGCTTTCATGCGCCCAACGTAGTCGATATACTGCTGCTCCGTCATATTTACGCCGGATAACATCTGCGCCAGCATCGGCTCTTTCATGCAAAGTACATTCGCTCGCGAGATGAGGTCAGCCACGCCAGCCATGCCAAAATCGTAGCGTTGCAGCTCATCTAGAACGCACTCAATCTCGCTCATGCCCCAATAGGTTTCGATCTGCTTCTCGAACAGCGGCAGGTCACGTCCAACGAAGCGCAAACAGCGGGAATGGTGAACGCGGAGGTTCTGGCTGGCTTCGGTATAGACATCGTAGTAAATGGGAAGACCATACTCTGCGGGATTGCCGAGATCTGAGATGAGTTCGGACGATGGACTCATGCCCGACCATCTATCCACCACAATCATGCCCTTATAGGTGCCGGGGAGAATCTTCGACACGTCCAGCGGCGTCATCAGGTCGTTGTCGCCTTCGATGATGATGATTCCCAACGCACCGCCATACAGCCGACCCCACTTGCGGCCTTCGATATACTTTTGCAGCGTTGCCGTCTCCGCAATTACGCGGTTGAACTCGGTGATCTCTTCCGGCGTAACTTGGCACAGAAGTTTGGGGAATTCCTTATGTTGCAAATGCGGCTTTTTATCGACAATCGCCCGGATGATCCATGAGCCACGATACATGAAAACTAGCTTTTGATAATCGAGCGAGATGCGGAACGGGATATGGCGACCCGCATTGACCTGCGAAGACGTGAGCCAGCCCGTGTTACTGGCTTGGTTACTGTACATGTCCTTGGCCCCGGATTGTTGGGGTGAGGACTTTAGATTAAGTCTCGCTTTGGCCGCTGCTGTCTTCGTCTTTGCCATGTGAGAATCTTACATTACCGCTCTAGCCGATAAGCCGTGAGCAGCGTGTGAACGGCCATGCGTACGCAATCTGCCGTGTGGTCTTTCTTTTTGATGGGTTGCTCCTCTTCCGTTTTTATAGCCTTCTTTTCATCCCATGCGTAGTTTGCAAGCTCCTTTGGCGTAGTGATGCAGGGATAGTCCGGCTTATTGGCCTTCTGACCCTTCACAGCCTTGCGGATGCGATACAGCCCCATTGTGAGCGCGGAGGCCGTCTTCCTGATACCTTCCTCGACATCATTCTTGCCGTTCTTGACCTGATATCCGCGCTTCACTAGGACGAGTTTGAATGATGCCGCCGATGGGTCAACGATGATGACCAGGCCGCGCTTGTTTGGCCCAATGAATTCATCCAACTCATCCGCGTATTGTTCGTCTGTCTTCTGCACTCGCTCGACGCGGGAATCCCAATAATACTCGCGATCTTGCCATAGGGTTTTGCCATCATCCCACACCTCCAGGCCAGCAAAAGCGTTCACCGTGCCGTAGTCCACGATTACGTAATGCGCCCAGCCGCGATTCTCCAACCCAACTGGCCGCTGATCCTCGCCGTACTCACACTGCGGCCCAAGGCAATCCCGGTAGATTGCGCCCTCGGCAATGACCCATAGGCCACGAATGAAACGGTCGTAGAAGACGCCCTTGAACATGCGCTCATACTTCGCCCGCGTCTCTTTCGCCAGATTTGGGTTGTCGTCCAGGTCGAAGTGGATGACCTCCACATCCTGCGACATCTCTTCGTTGTCTATGACCTTGACTTTTAGATAGTGAAATGGCGAGTCGGGATTGGTGTTGATATAGAGCCGGGAGCCGACTGGGGAGAGCCGGCCCAAAAGCTGCATCATGAACGATTCGGGGATGAGAACACCCTCTTCGACCAGCGCGACCCCGATAGTCTTGCCTCGGAGATACTTCTCAGACCCCTCATCTTTAGCCCCAATCACAATCCAAGTCGATTTGAACAGCCGGAGTTCGCCCGTCTGGAGGTTGTAGTTGTAATTGGCCTCTCCCACAATCTCGAACAGGTCGCGCAGGAGATTGTCCTTGATGGTGGACTTCGACACGCCAATGATGACCTTCAACCCGGCCACATCATAGGTGCATAGCTGTGTGATGATCTTTGGGTGGAAACTGTAGGTCTTGCCCGACCGGATGGAACCTTCGAGGATGGTAATCGGCTTGTCTTCGGACGGATGGCGGAAAGCAAAAGTGTAGGCCTTGACGCCGAAAGGTTTGAGTTTGGTGCTCATGCCTTCACAATAGCGCACATCCCACACTTGTAAATCCGGCAAGTCGCAGGATCATGGAGTTCGCGCTTTTGCTGTGCGACGGCATTATCAGCAACCATCTTGGCTTGCACTTCGGCATCCGGCACAAGTACGCCAGAACCGCGATGGAGAGAAGCGGAGAGAATCTGGATGATGACCTCCGACCGCTTGCCCTTGATGCAGTCCAGCTTCTCCAAAATGTCATCCGGTATACGTAACGTGACAGACGTGCTCATGTAAGACATTGTAGCAGTTGTCTTACACTACTCGTTTACACTTCCGCGTTCCATAGGGCCGTTCTTCATCGCCGCCACGATCTCCGAAAGCCTGTCTACCGTCTCCGCTTCAGCTGGCTTCTCACGCCACTCCTCGCGCTTGCGGTTCTTTAACCAGAAGATACAGGCGGTCGTATCCGGCGCAATTCGTTCAATATATGGGGCATATACAGGCTTATCGGCTCCAGCTGGCATGAATATCTTGACTGCTTCCTGCTCATAGCCCATCGCTCTTTGATAGAGGGAACGCTCCACCCTGGCATCCGTTTCTTCCTTGCCCATTTTTAAGGAGGCAAGGAATTCAGGGAAATTTACCTTCCAGTTGTTGATGGTAGTGGTTGTAACGTCAAAGAAATCAGCTAGTTCCTTGTCGGTCGCGCCAAGTTTTGCAAGTTTCCCAGCTTGCTGGGCATATTCATCGCGATAATTGGTGGGCCGTCCGGCTGGCATCCTGCAATTCTAGCCCATTCATGGAGTGCGGTGGACTTGAAAATCCCTTACTCGCTCACCGGAACAGGAAAACCATCGGGCCGGATGGAGATGTTGTACTCGGCGCAGATCCTAGCCAGCGTTTCCCGGCTCTTCGTGTTCGGCACCGCGCGGCCAGCTTCCCATGCAGGCATGGACGACTTGTGGATACCGTACTTCTCGCAGAACTTGCTAGAGTTCAGCCCGGTGATAGCCCGTATGACCCTAATTCGCATTGACTCTTCAATCATGACCAAATAGTAACACAACCGTACACGCCGAATAGGAATATCTCATTACTTCTGGGTTCATAGGTAAATAGAACACTTTCAGTCTAGTCACCAGACGATGGTTGTATCCATGCCCAGCCAACTTTCTCCCTGCGGTTTGTGACGTCACAACTCCGTCACTGTGACGTTCTTGCTCTGTATCTGTATCTGCTTCTGTATCTGCCTTCTGATTCTGTGTTTGCATAGGCTTTATTTAAAGGCTCAACCGTATAGAATCAATAACTTAGAAGTATTGCTTAATAGGATAGACCATTTCCTCTTATACATCCGTCACGGAAAAGTCACCGTGACTACCTACATATGTCACAACTCCGTCACTGTGACGTTTCACAGGTGTCACCGTTTTCATCTTGTCCCGGTATTTCTTAGTGCGCTCGGTGCTGCTGTCAGAGACGTACTGGCGCTTGTCCCAATTGAGAATTGTCCAATTCTCGTCTATGAATCCTTGCGCCATAAATACATCCTTAGTTTCCCGAGCCTCTGAGGGGGGTATACGCCACAGATAGGCTACGGATGCGTCTGTCACGGCCAACTGTTTGCAGCGATAGCACAGCAGGGCAATAAACCGCCAGCGCAGGTTTTCGGGCATCATGCCAATTTTGGGATCGTCTGCAATTTCGGAATATAAGCGGAACCACGGATTTGCCATTTTCTTCCTCTCCAAAGTGAGGCGTAGGGCGGTAGCTTTGGAACTACCGCCCTCACTGCTGAGGGGATCAATCCTCAGTTTGCCAAAATGTCATCTCGGCGACGACACATTCATTTTACCACAATCAAGCATCTGACATACAGAGGTGTCACATGCTTACGATGATCCTGTTAGTGTTTGCGTTCGTCTGCTTCGCCCTGGCCGCGTTCTGGAACCCCAACCCTCCTCGCGTAAACCTAATAGCCGCCGGACTAGCCTTCTGGGTGTTGAGCGTATTGCTTGCTGGCGCTCACTTGGGATAGACTGGCGTTGCTCCTCGCAGAGCATCCTCCTGACGCAAACAACCCCGGCATAAGCTCATACGAAGCTTGCCGGGGTTGTTCTTTGTGCGCGAATATATATGACTGAAATGTCTCGTCCTAGACCATTACTGATATATCCATACTCCCCGTGCATTATTAGCTTGACTTCTGGAATTGATGTCATTTACTATCTGGTTAGTCGCTCAGGAGGTGACACACATGATTCGCAAATTCCCCGAAATGGCCCGTAAACTTAGCCCCAAACTGGTAGATCGCTTAGCCAGTTTCGCGCACAACAAAGTTCAGTCAGCATCTTGGTGCGACCGCCACGAATACGAAAGCCTGGTGCGCAAGGGCTTACTCATCAAGCACCACAACGGACGGCTTGTCACATACACGGCGGCGTAGGCACTCTCTGCGCTCGAATCACGTCTGGACGCTGCAAGAGCGTAACTGGAGGAAACAATGAAGAATATAGCGGTTTTTGCCGATGGAGATTCGTGCGACTACGCCGTGACAGAAGATCGTTTGGCGCAGATCGTAAGTAGCGGTGAACTTCGTTCGGATGGCCGGAACACTGGCGATGCCTACGGCGAAGCAGAGCCGCGCGATATGTACAGCGCCGACACTCTACCGATGGAGTGCGACGGCCTCACAATCCTGGCTGAGTAGCTAACCCCTAGCCGCAAGCCGTGAGCGGGTAATCACGGCCAAAGAGGAGAGCAAATGTCCACAATCACCGTAGAGCAGCGCGAGGCTATCGAAGCCTTCGTCAACACTCACCACATCCCCGCCGGACTCGGCAATGAAGAGCGGGCTTGCTCCATCGCAGCAATCAACCTGGCGCTCTCAGGCGAACTCACAGACCGCGTACCCGCTTGCATGTCGGAAGTCATCGGAAAGTGGATCATCGGCGTACAGGATTCGATGCCCGACGCCATGCGCAATAGTTTGGAGTGGCGATCGCTTTTGCCGCTTGCCGCCGGCACTGGCCGCGAACATGAGGCCGAACGCTCAGCTATCTTGCTCGATTGGATGTGGGATGTGGTCCTGCCGGACTTGCAGCCAATCGCCAATGAGGGTGGCTACGGCAAGGAATGGACGTCCATGACCACTGAGAAGACTCCTGCGAGGGCTGAG